ATTAATGAGTATTGCGATTTTATAAAGAAATATAGTAAATATATTACCGCTTATGCTCAATTGGATGTAATTGGTGACGAGCAGGGAACACAAGATAATTTAGAGTATATGGAAAAGCAGGGATTAAAACCACTACCTGTTTTTCACTTTAAGGGCGATTTTAAGCGATTAGAGAACCTTTCTAACAAGTATGAATATATTTGCTTAGGTGGGCTTGTTCCACTTGCTAGGAGGAAAGATATTTTAAAGAGCCACTTGGATAAATGTTTTAAAATAATTAAAGACAAATGCAAAGTACACGGGTTTGGAATGACGGGTATTGAGATATTAAAAAGGTATCCGTGGTATTCAGTAGATTCAACGAGTTGGATTGAAGCAATAAGGAGGGGTACATATTATGAATTTAAAAACGGGGAAATGATTTCATTACCTACATCAGAAAAAAAGAAAGCTACATATAAAACAATAGAATACACAGGAAAGATAAAAGGGATGTGGAGAGTAAGGCTTGTACAATCAATTAAAGAGTGGTTAAAATTAGAAACTTATATAACAAAATTATGGGAAAAAAAGGGTATAAGTTGGGATTCATAGAAATACCAACAGATAAATTAGTTAAAGCGAATTGGAATTACAAAACAGAAGATCCCAACAAGCAGGAAAAACTAAAAGAGAATATAAAAAGAAACGGACAAATAGAGAACATAATTATACGGGAACTCGAAACAGGCTTTTATGAAGTAGTTAATGGGAATCACAGATTATCCGTTTTAAAGGCTTTAAATATAGAAAAGGCATATTCCTACAACTTAGGTAAAATAAGTCAAGCACAAGCCATTAGAATAGCAATAGAAACTAATGAAACTAAGTTTGATACAGATAGTATAGCATTAGCAGAAAGAGTTAAAGAATTAACAGAAGAATTTGACTTAAAAGATTTAATAAATACATTACCATATAGCGAAATAGAAATAGATAATTTTTCTAAACTAACTGACTTTGATTGGGAGCAATATGAAACAGAGGATCTAAGTGATACATTTAGTGACACAGAATTTAATAAAACAATAAATGTAAAAGTAACAGGAGAAACATATAAAAGGTGGTTAGAATTAAAAGATAGATTAAATGGTATTATTGGATATGATAATGAAAGTAAGGTGTTAGAGTTTGCTATTATAGAAGCTATAAATATACCTTTGAAGTCATTAGAATAATTATACATAATTACACATAATAAAAAAAGATATGGCGAATAAACATAAATATACAGTAGAGCAGATCAAAGATGCTATTACAAAGGCAGGTGGATTCATTAGTATTGCTTGTAAGAGCTTAGGGTGTACACGAAAGACAATATATAACTATATGGATAAACATCCCGAATTAAAAGAGCAGGTATCTGACATAAGAGAACATTACTTAGATATTGCAGAAGCTAGTTTAATCCAAAAGGTTAAAGACGGTAAAACACCTGAACTAATTTTTTATTTAAAAACACAGGGTAAAAAAAGAGGATATACAGAACGATCTGATTTAGATATAACAAGTGGAGGTAATTCCATAACAGATATAAAAATTGAAGTAATTGACACAGGCAAAGATTAAGACCACAAATGTATTTAATAAGGCTTATAAGTCTACAAATAGAATTACTTGCTTACAGGGGGGTACAAGAAGTTCTAAGACATACAGCCTGTGTCAGTTATTTATTATACGAGCATTACAAACTACGGGTAAAACATTTACGATAGTAAGGAAAACATTACCTGCTTGTAAGGGTAGTGTATATAGAGATTTCTTAAATATCCTAAAAGACCTTAATATCTATTCAGAAGAATACCACAACAAATCCGAATTATCATATACATTAAATAATAATTTAGTAGAATTTATTTCAGTGGATCAACCCACAAAGATTCGTGGACGAAAGAGAAACTACTTATGGCTAAACGAAGCAAACGAATTTAGTTATGAAGATTGGACTCAACTGATATTAAGAACAACAGAACAAATCTATTTAGATTACAATCCCTCTGATCCTTATTCGTGGATATATGAGAAAGTAAATACAAGAGAGGATTGCACATTCATTAAATCTACTTATTTAGCTAACCCATTTCTTGACAAAGAAACGATAATTGAGATTGAAAGGCTTAAAGATATAGATCCGGACTATTGGAGAGTTTACGGATTAGGTGAAATCGGTACTATTCAAACTATGATATTTAGAAACTTTAATTTAGTAGATGATATGCAGGGTAGATTGATTGGTTACGGATTAGACTTTGGATTCACTAATTCACCAACAGCTCTTGTTGAAGTAAGAATACAAGATGATAATTTATATATAAAAGAATTACTATACGAAAAAAGATTAACAAATACTGATTTAGCAAATAAACTAAAAGAGTTTGGTATTAATAGACAAGCCGAAATAATAGGAGATTCGGCAGAACCTAAAAGTATAGAAGAAATATACAGGCAGGGATTCAATATAAAACCCGCAAAGAAAGGAGCAGGAATACACTTAGGAATTGATATAATGCGAAGATATAAATTAAATATAACTAAGGATAGTTTAAATGCTATTAAAGAATTTAGATCTTACAAGTGGGCTACAGATAAAAATGGTGATGTATTAAATAACCCTGTAAAAGTAAACGATCACTTAGTAGATGCTACAAGATATTTATGTTTAAATAAATTAGCTATAAATCACAGCGGTAAATACTATATTCTATAAAAAGACAAATTAACAAAAATTATATTTATAAGTAATGAAACAAGTAAAACTAACTATACCTAACGAATGGGGAGATATAACAATAAACACTTATCAACAATATACAAAAATACAGGAAAGCAAAATGCAAGAAAGAAAGAAGATTGTAAAGAGTTTATCGTTATTATGTAATACAAATGAGGATACTGTTAAAAAAATGTCTTACAAAGATTTAGTAGAGATAATGGGTATAGTAGCGAATCTTGTAGATAGTGAGCCGAATGAAACAAGTTTTAAAAAGGTATTTAAACTTGATAATGAAGAATATGGATTTATACCGAATATGTCAAAGTTAACAACAGGCGAATATATAGATTTAGAAACTTATTGTAAAGATCCTATAATAAACCTGCATACTATAATGAGTATTTTGTATAGAAAGATAACATTCAAGAGAAACGAGAAATATGCTATTGAGCCATACGATCCCGATCAGTTCAAAGAAGAATTATTTAAGGATTGCCCTATGGATATAGCATTAAGTAGCTTAGGTTTTTTTTTGAATTTAGGAAAAAGATTAGCGAAGATTTCGCACAATTATTTGACAAAACAGAAACCGAAAACGAAGATTCAGGAAAGCCAAGTGCTTTGAATATGGAATCTAAGTGGGGGTGGTATAACATATTATATGGGCTTAGTAATAGTATTTTGGATATTGATAAGATAATAAAAATTCCTGTTAGAGAAGTTTTAACTTATCTTTCTTTTACACAGGATTATAATAATACAAGGAGTAATAACTATGAGGACATTTAGACAAATAATAGATACATTCGATACACTTGCTAACAAGCATTATGAAATTAATAGTTTTCATTCGGGTTTTCTTGACGAAGTAGACATTAATAAAATGGGGCTTGAAGATTATCCGATATTATATGTAGAGCCTGCAACCTCTACTATTGATACAGGAACATTAGTATATACATTTAATGTATTCGTTATGGATATGATAAGTAATGAATTAGGAGATACCGAAACTACGAGGGGTACAAATCAAAAAGATGTGCGACTTGGGAGATTAGATTCTTTTAGTGAACTATTACAAGTATTACACGATATTATAAATGATTTTAAACAGAATCTACATTTATCAAATCCTGCAACACCTAAATATACTAGTTGGACGGGAGACTTAGGGGGAACAGAAATAATACTACAAACACCTATTAATATAGAGCCATTTACTGCGAGATTCGATAATGAATTAACAGGGTGGAATGCTACGATTAATCTGCAAGTAGATAATACTAACAACAGGTGCGATGCTCCTATAGAATCTACATAATGAAATTTACTAAGACAGATACAGTATTAAATAAATTAGGACAAGAAGTTGTTGATAAAGGTAAAGCTCAATTAGTAGCTAAAAGAAAAACAACACGAAAGAATACATTATATAAAGAATTTAAATATAATGTAAAAGAAAAGGGTGAAAGCATATCGTTAGAATGGACTTTTGGAAAAGCGGAGGATTACTGGAATTTTGTAGATCAAGGAGTAAAAGGAAAGGGAGGATTTAAAGGATCTGGAGGAGCAAGAGGACAGGGAAGTGAGTTTAGATTCGGTAGTGGTAAATATAGAGGTACTTGGAAGAAATTTAAAACAAGTATTAAGAGCTGGATTGTAAACAAAGGAATACAACCACGAAGTAAAAAGGGAAGATTTATAAAAAGAGATAGTTTTGTGTTTTTAATAACACGATCTATATTTCAACGAGGATTACCTCGAACATTATTCTTTACAAACCCTTATAACAAAGCAATTAATAAATATGAATCGGCAATCGTAGAAGCCTTTGCAGATGACTTAGAAATAGAAATGGACGAAAATATAAACCCTTAAATTATGGCTTTTTCAATAATACAAAAACCTGTAGATTCAACAGATGATGTTCCTGTTTTAACAAATTGGACTCCTATGGTCGGATATATGATGTATCAAAGTGATATATCTTCATATTTCTTTTATAGAATAGTATGTACAGTACAACAGGTAGATAACTCAGGATCGGTGTTAAAAACATTAGGAGTATTAAAACAAAGAAGAAATGGCTACGGTCCAGATAATGATTCAGGAACACAAAGAGCAAGAGCATTCTTCGATTTAGCAAGTTTAGTAAATTCTCAATTAGTAGACACTGTTTACGATCAGAACGATGCGGGTATTCCATTTAGAACAATACATAAGGTAGGGCAAAATATAACTAAAATCTTTTCTTATAATGGAGATACGAGTCAAGGTTTTGTTCAAATAATAAGTATATTAATGACGGGATCTGAATGGTATTCTACTGATGCTACTGAAATGCCCTCCTCACAGGGATCAACAGTTACGAATACAAGAATATGGTTAGGAGCTTCATTACCGTTAATGACCGCAAGAGATGACGATGCCGATTTTATACAGGGAACTGCTTTTAGTAACTATAGAATGATCGGAGGAAGTCAAGCTAAGTTTTTAAGTGATATAGAAGCACAAATAGATTATAACTTATCTGCAACTAGTGAAGTATACAGAAATTATGTATTAGAAGATGATTACGGTACTCTTGCCTTTCTAAACGATTATGATAATTTCGCTTGTGATGCTGATCGAATGCGAATAACATATACAAATGTAGACGGATCTACAGCTTCTTATTATATAGATAACAATACTACAAATGGTGGTATGCCCCCTGACGATGCTTCTATTGAAGATACTAACAGGCTTTTATATGTAGGTGTTTTTCCCGGCAATTTAAACGATTGTATTCAGCTACCTGCGGCAACTACTTGGGGTGGTGCAACTACTAATGGAATTGCTCGTCCTAATCAACAGGGGGATTGGATATACTACAAAGTAGAGTTTTTTACTTTGAGTGTTTCAATAATAAATGTTCCTTATTTCTTTATAAAAGATACGGGAAATTGTAAAGGATATAAAATTCGTAGACTTGCTTGGAGAAATAGTTTAGGGTGTTGGGATTATTTTAATTTTAAAATGAAATCATCACAAAAAGTAGATGTTACAAGAAATAATTATAGTACAGTTTTGGGTACTTTTAATAAAAGTAGGTGGAGATATGATAATACACAAAGAGGATCAAAAACAAGACAAACAACTGCTATATTAAAAGAAACATTAAATACGGGTTGGATCTCAGAAGCAGACGGTAGGTTAATGGAAAAATTGATAGTATCTACAAATGTGCAAATAGTAGAAAATATACATACAACTTATACTGAGAGTGTTATGGTAACAGATACATCATTCATAAGAAAGACGATAGCTAACGATAAATTCATTCAATATACTATTAATATAGAATATGCAAATCCAATTAATACAAATAGTTAATGAAAATAAGATTATTAGCATATAGAAAAAAAGAAACCAATTCTACTGCGGAAAGCACTTACGAATTAGATTTACAAGAGGAGCCGAATATATCGTTAAACTTCAAATTTAGTGATATTAAAAATCCTGATACAAGAAAGTCGAATTATAGTCAAACATTCAAATTACCTTTTACTCAAAGAAATAACGATTTTTTCCAAAATTGGTTTAATGTTAATCACACAACATTAGTATACGATACAAAGAAGAAATTTAATGCCGCACTATATGTTGGTACAGTTCCTCAGTTTGAGGGGTTCATACAACTTAAAGGGGTATATACAAAAAGTGAATACTACGATGTTGTATTAATGTCTAACACAGCAGATCTATTTAGTGCTATTGGTGAAAAAAAGCTACGAGATGTATTTATGAATGACGACGGATCACTAAGCGATGAATTGAATCACACATTCAATAAGGATAATATGGTAGATTCGTGGAATGGTGGTAGTACGGATTTTGAAAATGTAAATGGAGTACCTTTACAAGATTCAGTAGCAGGTGTTCAGAAAGTTATGTATCCTCTTTCTGTTACTAAGCCGAATTTCTTTTGGGATCAATACACAAATGCTTATTTGGATATGTACGATCCATACGATACAGATTTCTACCCAAATACAGTAGTTGATTCTACACCATATATGGTACCCATAACTCAGTTTCGACCTGCATTACAAATAAAGAATATATTACGATTGATTATAGTAAGAGCAGGATTCAGTTATACATCTGAATTTATTGACGGTACATACTTTGGTAAGTTATTTATGACTACCGGAAATCATTTAGGAGCTGATATAATTCCCACAGTAGAAGCAGGGGGTGTAGATTTATCGGGAAATATGACTGCGACTAACATAGGAAGTTGGGGGTATTATGATGACGATATTATCGAAATTGGAGATTGTCAAGATTTAGATCCTACCGTAGTACCTGCGGGCACTTTACTAGGAGCAGATACAGGGTGTTGGAATACGACTTATGATTATTTTACAAAGCTACATCCTACACAAACACAAATACAAGTAAGACACGAGCCGTGCGGAGCTAAGGTAGGAGATTGTAACGATGCTAATATGTGTATGGATGTATATTTACAAGGATATGATGCTTCTTCAAATACTCCTGATACATCAATTATTTACGATGAATTAATTGGTGTAGAAATAACTCCGGGTTATTCCTATACACATACCTTAGATATGACGAATATACCACTTGGTTATTCATTTCAAATCCTTATCCGTCCACGAAATATAAAAGGAGCAGGAGGTGGATTACCTCGTTATCTACAATTAGGTTGTAGTGCAGGTTTTACCTC